GCCGCGTCATTCCGAGCATCAGCTTCCAAAACATCAGGATCCATATTATCAGGCAAGCCCCACTTAGATTTAGGAAGCTGCCCTGCCTTGGCAGGTTGGCCCGTAGTCGTGGTGGCAGCAGGTGTAGCGGGAGTTGCGGCAGGCGCCCCGGCAGTGGTCGCCGCAGGTGCTTCAGTCGTTGCCGCTGCAGGTACTGATGTGCCTTGGTCAGGTGAAACAACTGCATTAACCGTTGGTGCGCCGCGCAATACTGCATTGGTCGGGGTAGCTACCAAGCCGCCTGCTTGGGGCGATGATACATTAACTGCACCAATGCCGCCCTGACGGCTGGCCATACGGCTATTAATCGCATCAATTTGCGCTTGCAATTCTGGCGGCACAGTCCCGCCTTCTACAGACAAGTAACCTTGAGCACGTTGCATCAAGTTATTTAGGATATTTTGGTCTGCATTTTGGAGGGCAATATTTGCCTCAATGCCACGCAAGCCAAGACCCTTTTCCTCAACATTGACGCGACGCTCCTCAAATCCACGCTTAGCTAGTTCGTTTTCATAGGCGCGTTGATTCGCAATCGTGTTAAAATAAGTACCAAGGCCAGCGGTGGCGCCTTCGCCAATTGCCGTGCCAAAGTTTGGTGATCTGCTGCTAAGCATGCCTAACCCTGCAGCCAATACACCCATATTGGCCTCATCCGATAATGGATGACCGACGACCATTTCAGCTAATGTCCGTGGCTTAAACCCATTTGTAGATTGGCTTTTGTCGCTTGCTTGGCTTGTAGTGTCAGGCTGGACATCTTGACCATCCTTGTAGCCATTTCTGGATACTACGCCGCCGCTTGCGAATGACTGCATGGGGCCAATTGGCGAAGAATAATAATTAGCAACATCACCAACGCGTTGGCCCGGGGTGCCTAAAACATCTTGAGCAGAGGTTGTGCCAATGCCCAATTTGCCTAAACCTGATTTAATCATTGCTTGTTGCGCAGGCGTAGCATTTTGCAACTGCTTAGCCACACTCATCATTCCGCCGTCTTCTTCAATTTTAGGCGCTTCCGGTACGTTTGTTTTACCGCCCGGCTTCTTACTTAAAATGCCCTCGGAAATACGCATTACATCAGCCAATGTAAGCGGCTTTGTGGATCCGCCAGATGGCTGGTCTGAATAAGGGACTGCACCTTCATTTGCAAAATGCATGCGGCCCAATCCCTCATGAACGGCCCCACCCATCCAATCAGTAACACCGCCAAGTCCAAAATGGCCACGATCTGCCGCATTACTAGTTGCAGCATCATAATCAACCATACGCAAGCCACCCTCAACCTTATGAACGGCTGACGGGTTATGCTTCTCAACTTCTTGCGCGCTAAGGCCAATGTTAGTTTTAGGACTTCCCTTATAATTAAATTTGTAGATTGTCTGACCATCAAAGGTCTTACCAACTGGAGCCATATTTTCTTTTGTTCTTTCGTCGGACATTGTAGCAATTTGTCCAGCGCTGAGCAGGCCGCCTAATAGCTGCGATCCAATATTGCCGCCTTGCTGCGAAGTAAGTGCCGTGCCGCCTGACTGTCCGCCCACACCCAAAAGAATGTTGGCCAAATATTGTAAGGTCTGGAATGGGTAAGCTTGCTGCGCTTGGAACTGCTGCTGATTGGCAACGTCTTGAGCTTGGCGAACTGCCTGCTGTTGAGCACCTGCAGAAAGTTGAGCCTGAGCGCCTTGAAGGGCAGCTTGTTGCGCCCCGGTACCCATTCCGGCAAGAGCGCTTCCAGCTTGAAGTTGACGAGCTTGGTCAGCATTAAATTGGCCCAAAGCTTGGCCATAGCCGCCTTGATATACGTTAGCCATAGTTTGGCCACCAGCAAGACCTTGTTGCCGAGCCAATTCAGCTTGGACGATGCCACCACGATCACCGCCAAAAGCGCCTTGGCTAATCGCATTGCCCAATATTTGCTGCTGCTGCTGAGCATTGGTCTCATTTAGGTTAGCTTGGGTCGCTTTTGCAACACTGTTAATATATGGCGACATATATTGATCAAGTGCTTGCTGGCTAAATGGTGTTGCAGCCTGCCCGACTAAATTAGATCCCGCCCTGTAATATGGTTGAGCTTCGGCAGCAGATGCATTGATATTCTCAATGCCAGCCTGTTGAGTTGGGGTTAACCCCGCAACCATTTCGCCCGTGTACGGCGTAAAAGGAGTTCCAGCCACTTGTTTGGCCGCGTCAGACAATGCAGTATAATTGGCCATAACCTCTGGCGGTGGCGCATATACTTGTGATGCTGATGAACCTTTAGTGCACACGGCGATCTCCTAATTAAGCAGCATCAACAACCGGGTCAGGTTGTCCAGTGGTTGCCCCATAAATAAAGAAAGCACCTGCGGGGGAACCAAAGTGCCTTTCATATAATTCTATTTTAGCATTTGTCCGTTGATTTGACAAAACCCCAATTAATAGCGGGAGGTTAAGGCTATCCGCCGTTTTCTTGGCAAACTCTATCAACTTATAAACACGAGAAATGGTCGCATTTCTGTATTCTGGGCGCACAAATACCGAAATTTCCTCAAGGTAAGGCGTATCTGAATACCAATTGGACGCCACACGAAGCAGAATCATGGCTTCAAGGTTATCTTTTGGACCAACAACACCAACAATTCCATAATGCTTGTGCAAAAGGGGCCGAACAACGCTCCTAACCTTTTCCTCATTTATATCAAACATCCCAATTTCTTTGTGAATCATTCTTGCCAAAACCATAATGCCTTCTTCGTCATCTGGCTGGGCAGCTCTTACTAATGGCTCTGCTGTAACTCGCTCAAACTTTGGCATATTCTTACGTGCGCTTTTGGACAAACGAACACGTTGTTTCTTAAACATAGATTTCATTCTTTAATCCTTTTTGGGGCCGGGTAACTTTTGCAGTGTCTTAATGTGCTTCTTGCGTAACTTCATAACATATTGGTCCAGAATACGGTGTCCTTTCCCAAGATCTCCATCACCAAGTCCAGAAACTACTTCCGGCGGAATAACGTACTCTCCACCAGCAGCAACAATAGGCACAGGGTTGCCATCATGTGCAAAATTGTGATCATAATATTTTTGCACCCACCCTTCTATTGCCTTAAATCCAGCTAACGTATTACCCTCGCCAGCCGCAGAAACTTCTTCAGCTGGGATAACATAAGCTCCGGCTGGTACATGCATAGGAAGATGATCTGTGCGACCAGCCACGGGGCTATGGATAGGACCAGTATGGATAATATTACGCCCATTTCCATCTGAATTTCCTCCATGTGCCTTTCCCGAACGGGCAATATTTAATGCCGCCGCCACAGCTTGATTTTGTGGGTGCCCCGAATGGACCATTTCGCTTATGTTTTTGCTAATTGTAGCTTGGCTTGACCCATGTTTTAATGGCATCACGAATATCCTATGGCAACTACGGAACTTGTCCCGGGAACAAAAGTTAACCCCGTAGCAAATGGCATCTGTATTTGGTAAATGCCTAACGTATTGGGGACGGCATAAATGCGGTTACCTGTTAAAGAAGAAGTGCTATTGGAATCGTATAAGTAACCTTGCGTAGTTCCAACAACAATAACGCTAACAGTAGCCACCCAGCCAGAAGATGACTTAACCACCGTGCTAGATGATAATTCTTTACTGTTTAAAGTGCCTGAGTGAAAATTTACAGCGTTTACGTATGAATTAATTGCCACAACGCCGTTTTTTTGGGTAGTGAGGATGTCATCTAAACTAGCCATCAGAATTTCCCGTCAGGTTGATAGCGGTACTTTACCCCGCCGAGACGCCAGAATGTCCCTGTATCACTTGATGATAAGGAAAACGCCATAAAGCGCGCCCTAATCCGACAGGAAATATATTCTGTTGTCTGCGTCATTGGGAAAGAAATGGAGTTAACCGTGTTAGATGGCGAACCCGCATAGTAACTGGTCGACGGCGATACAGCAGCATCTGTTGCATAGTTTGTATAATAAATAGTCATGTTAACGGTCGCATTGCTGGCGCTGCCGCTAAATGTATTCCACTTCATGTCAGGCCAAATCTGGTCAACGAATACAAGATCTTGACCTTCTGCCAACTGAAAATATCCTGTTGTAAAAGATGACAACATGGGTTGGTTGTTGGTGCCATTATATGCGGCATCAAAACCTGTTTCGTGCTGGTAAATCCAATTATCCGTGCCCGCGCCGATAGGGTTGCCCAACACAGATTGATCTATCCAAGCTGTTCGGCTAAGGCCATTATTTGTGCCCGTGCTTGTTCCGTAATCCCATTGCTGCATTTGGTAATTATATTTTACGTAAGAGTCATTTTCCGTCGCGTTCTGCGATGGGTAATACCACGTAATTTCGCTAAATTGGCTATTAACTGCGCAGCAAACTTTGCTGTAATAGGCCGTATTGATGTTCTGGAAGATAACGTCAAATATTGGGCACGGGATTGCTTGAGGGCCACTGCCAGTCATCATAAAGAATTGGCGTTGGGACATCCAAAATACCGACCCATTTAATTGGCCAATGCAATGCCGTGAAATGGCGCCGCAATTAGATCCAAGCTTGTTGAAGCCATAAACTAATGAGCTGCCCACATATTGCATTGCCCATAAGTCTAGGTCAGTCCAAATTAGTCCTTGTTGCGGCCCTTGGAATGCGGCGACAATTTTAGATCCAGTAGGTATGCGGAAACTACCAGCTTGGTTGGTTGAAGATGCATTCCAAGTAGTAAAATCCCCGACATCACACCAACGCACTAAGAGTGGGTCGGGTTGCAGAGTGAATGACGAACCATAAGCAACAATTTGCCGTTGAGGCATGGCTACAAATATGCCTGAATTAACTAATGGTGCATTGCCGCCAACAATCTGGGCGTTTTGCAATAGTCCATTAGGGTCATAATAATATATGGCGCCACCAGCAGGGCATCCAATTAAATACGACCCAAAGTTATCCAGCGTCCAATCCGTAGTGCTAAATGGATATGTACCTGCCGTATTGGGCTGCGTTGTACCCGTACCGAACCCACCCGAGCCAAATGGCCCAATACCGAATCCGGTTCCGGCGGCTTGCGCACCCTGAGCAACATAAAAATTAGAGTAAACTTGCCCACCGGAATTTGCTGCGGTAAGCGATGTAGATGCTAATGTTTGGCTTGGGAAAACAAGATACGTCCCCGTTCCACCTGTGCCTGATATATACCCGACAATCTTTGTCCCTGTCACGCCACCAGATATGGTCATGCCGGGAGCCAAGAAAAATGTAGTGGCGCTGGTAATTGCGGAAACAGTTAAAGTTGTCCCTGAAATTGACCCTGTAAATGACATCGTTGAAGCCGTGCCAAGTGTAACACCTGAAGCTCCAGAGGATGCATTTTGGTTTATGTTAAAGGTGAACGTATTGGCATCCACAACAGTAGCCACTGAATAAAGGCCAGATTGGATTACAGTCCCGCCAATACTTGTAGGCACGTTTAAATAAAATTGTGATCCAACTGAATATCCGTGGTTATTAAATGTGGTTGTTACAGATGCAGAACCTGACGATATTGCAAATGAATAAGTAGCGGCTGCAGGGGTTGATCCCGTAGCGGCGACGGGAACAGTAAAATTATAACTTGACCCATACGATACCGTTCCGCCAGAACTGCTGCCGGGGGATGATGATAAAGTAAGCGTGAAAGAAATGGACGTTGTGCTTGAGGCAGTTACTAGCCAAGTTCCATTGTATGCGGATGCAGTAACGCCAGACACAACAATGGCCGAGCCAATAGGAGCCGCAGTGGATACAGCAGAAAAGTTTACAGTTGCCGTATTAGCTGTCCATGTTGCGCTTGTAATTGTCGGGGACAAAGCCGTTGACGCGGATACAATCGGATATGGGCCTGTTAAAATTATGCCACCAACCGAAACTGGCGATGGAAAGTTAACATAAGAAAATAAGTTAGCCAAAATGCCATAATCAACGACGGTAACAGTTTTACTGCCCGTGCTTGTTGTTATGTTGGGAGACTGAAAAGTTACGGTATTTTGGGGCGTAACAAAGAACGGATAGGCTACGCTACTATTTGAGTTTGGCGTTAATACGCTAAGTGTTCTTTCTGTCCCAATGCCTAAATGGTTAACGGCATTTAAATCCGACCAGCCTTTAAGCGCCCTTACAGCAGAGTTAAAAGCTGTGTTCACATAATAAGTAACCCAGCCACCCAATTTTTGGGCAAGACCCAATCCATTACGCTCTTGCAAGAATCGTATTAATTGCGACGAGGAATACGCTGCCTCATTCAATACGGGGGTATTGTTGGTTTCTACGCCCGGCTTAAGTTTAATGGTTCCAAAGGGCATGATTAACCCCTTGTCGGTGAAGCAGCAGGTGCAGGGGAATAAGAAGACCACGCAGAAGCTTGGAATTTCTTGCGATTTTCCTCAACAAGAGCGCTTGCCTTAAGTGCTTGATATTGGCTTTCATAAGTCTGCGCCATTTGAGGATCGTCATTAATACGGCCAAAGTTGCGTTGGAATGCCGATATGTAAATTAACGATGCCATAATGAATATATCGGGGAGATATGTCGATATAAACGTCGTATTAGACCCGTTAGCCGCATAGCCAACAAATGTGGCCGACGCCGTGCCCGCAGGCAATGTAATTGATATGGTAGTGGATGAGTTTACCGTGCAGGTAAAGCTTCCATTCCAGCCAATTGGATTAAACCCGCCAAGGTACACGGTCGCGCCAGTAGACAAGTTATGGTTGCCAGAAAAGATAATTGTTCCAGTTGTACCGGAAGCCGTAGCCGACGAAATTGTTGGCAAATAACCCAAGGGGGCGCTGCGCACTGTCCCGGTCAAAATGGTATTGTAAGCCTGATCCGGTGTTGGGCCGACAATTATATATTGGCTTGTATTACCTGTAGTAGCACTATCGCCGCCATAAACAGCAAAATACTGAGGCAAGCCAGTTGTAGATCCCGATCCGTAAACATTTTGGATAAATTCTTTGCTAATTGGAAGTAATGGCGAAGATACACCAGATAAGTTA